GCACCGTCGGCCATCGTGCGCGGCTTCGGCACGCGCGCATTCCCGCACCCGGGGGCCGGTCCCGGCGATGGTCGGCGGTGCCTCTTCCCCTTCCTGGGGCGCGTGTTACGATGCGCCCGAGTTCCAGCCCGGGGGGAAGGATGCGCGGCCGTCTCGATCTCGACCATCCGGTGAAGCCGTCAACGCTGCCCCCGTCCCCCGATCCGGCGGCAGATCAGGACGATCCGGAGGTCGCGGTTGCGATGGCCTACGCGCAGCCTGCCCCTTCCCCCCGGCTGGACTCGATCCTTCAAGGCGTGCCGGAGGCCCGTCGGGCCGACGCCCGGCGGGTGCTCGAGCAGGGTAGCCCCGGCTGGCGCCGCGAGCTGCTGCCCCTGCTCGACGGCCAGAGCCAGGAACGCAGCCGGGCCGTGCTCGGCATGGCGGCCGAATACATGAACGCGCGGCCGCAGCCGCCGCGCCGGACGAGGGGAACGCGCGTGGTGTCTGACGTTCTGCGGAAGGCCGAGGCCCTGCTCGGTCGGGTGCGTGGCATGGGCGGCGAGCACGAGATCCCGGCCGGCATGGGCGCGATCCTGTGGGAGCGTCAGGAGAGCGAGCTCGCGAAGGCGGCCTCGCACAAGTACATGCGGCGCGTGCCGACCGGAAACCCGGCTCGGCCGTGGCGGTACTTCTACACCGTGGCCGGCGGGCACGGGCTCGGCCACGAGGAAGATCTCGTCGAGGGCGCGGCCTTCAAGCTCGAGCACGAGGGCAAGGCCGGGCACTTCCACATCACCGGGCGCACGCCGGACGGCAAGATCACGGTGCGGCACGACGAGACGGGGCACACCGCCACGCTCGATCCGGCCGTGTTCGTGGCCATGCTGCACCGGGGCCACGCGCAGGCCATCCACGAGCACACCGAGCGCATGGCGCGCGACCTGGCCGCCGTGCGCGAGCGGGGCAGCGCCCGCCAGCGCGCCCGCCTGGAGGCCGAAGCGGGCAAGTACGGCCACACCCGCCACCTCGTCGAGCCCGCCAAGGACCCCCGGGTCGAGCGCCTGCTCGCCGCGCTCGCCACGGCCGAAGCGGACGCGGCGCGCTTCAAGCGCGAGGCCAAGTTGCGCGCGCTCTACGACGCCAACAGCATGATCGCCGGCCTCAAACGGCAGATCCGAGAGGCCGGCGGGCAGGTGCCCGACGAGGCCCCGCCCGCGCCCGCCGAGGCCGCTCCGGCGAAGGTGCTGGCATTCCCGGGCGCCCGGCCCGCAGCGGCCGCCGAAGAGCCGGCGGCGCCCGCCCTGTCGGCCGGCGTCCAGGCCAAGGTCGACCGGGTGGTCGATGGCCTGATCGGGCAGATCATCCCGCCCGGCCTCAAGGACCATCCCCGCGTCGGCGAGCTGCACGAGGTCATCCGGGCCTGGGCGCACGAGCACGCGCAGGCCATCGCCGACAGCGACGCCGAGGCGGTCAAGGCCGCCCTGCCCGCCCTGAGCCAGCGCCTCACCGAGGCCTCGCGCGACATGCGCGCCGCGCCGTCGAACACCGTGCCGCTGCCGGGCCGCCCGGGCGCCACCGCTGCGCCGCAGGTGGACTCCAGGGGCCGCCGGATCGGCCAGGTGGGCGAGCGCATGGTGTTCACGGGCAACATGGCCACGGGCGAGCACCACGGCGAGATCACCGAAGTGGTCCTGGGCCGTTCTGGCGAGCCGGAGCGGTACATGATCACCTACGACGACGGGCACAAGGGCTACGTGCTGCACTCGTCGGTGCTCGACCAGCCCACGGGCAACGGGAGCGCCTACTACTTCGAGGACATGCTGCCGGGCGGCAAGCGGACCCCGGAACAGGTCGAGGCCTTGAAGGCCAAGGCGCTCGAGCGCAAGGCCCGGCGCGAGAAGGTGACCACGACGGACAACGGGGCCGGCATTCACGAGGAAACCGGCGACGGGGTGTGGAAGTTCAAGGGCCACAACGACCGGGGGCAGGGCCTCGCCGAGATCGGGAAGGACATCAAAGCCCGCCTCAAGGCGGCCGGCGCGCCGGCCCGCGTGACCACCGACCACGGCTGGGGCCGCAACGTCTACGTCACCCCGCAGGACGTGCCGTTTCAGGTCTACCGGCCCGAGTTCCTGGCCGCGTACCGCGAGCAGGGCGACAGCGTCTACAACACGTTCCGCCAGCGCGACCAGATCATGACGCCGGAAGCCCTGGAGTTCGAGCGCCGGGTCGAGCACTTGGGGCGCAGCTTCGGCACATCCCGGGGCGACGGTTGGAACGGCACGAGCTCGCCCGGGGTGAGCGCCCGGGTGGACTGGGACCGCGCGCTCTTCCTCGAGGCGGAGCGAGACGGCAAGCGGCAGCGCGCGGGCAAGGTGCCAGAGCTGCCGATCAAGGTCGGAGAGTCGGCCCCGGCCGCTCCGGCGAACAAGCCCGCTGCGCCCGCAGCGTCGCCGCCGGCCGAGGTGAACGTCGGCTCGGTCGTGACCCTGGGCGGTGGCCCGCGCCGCTACCTCGTGGTCGGCAAACCCGTGTACGGCGGCAAGCCCGCCTACAACCTCGCGGCCCTGTCGGGCGCCGAAGCGTCGAGCTCGGCCAGCCGGGCGGAGCCGAGCGACATCGCGCTGCACCCCGATCAGACCGTCACCTTCACCGGGGCCATCGCGGGCAAGCTGCGGAACAAGGCCGCCCAGGCGGCCATCATCTACCGCTCGCACCACCCGGAGGCCACCGACAACGTGCGCGCGGCCATCACGGGCGCCACGGTGGACCCGACGCCGACGCGCGGGGAGCGGGCCGAGCGAGCGCGAGAGCGGGCCGTCGAGGCCGGTACGGCCGCTGCCACGCCCCCGCAGGCGCCCGCCGCCGCCCCCGCGCCTGCGGCCCCGGAGGCCCCGTCCGGCGGCGTCCGGTTCGGCGAGGTCACACCGGCCTCGACGCGCAGCACGGGCGCCACGGTCTACCAGGCGCCCACCGTGGGCGAGGTGCCGGCCGAGCGCCTGGCCGAGATGGACGCGGACGCCAAGGCCCGGGGCGGCTACCGCCTGCGCGGTCAGCCGCACACCTTCCGCACCGAGCAGGCCGCGCGCGACTTCATGGCGAAGTGGGGCGCAGCGCCAGCGCCAGCGCCCGCAGCGCCCGCCGCTTCGACGGCCGAGCAGGCCTCGACGACCGCCGCCGCGCAGCGCGACAAGCACACCGACCGCGCGGCGTGGCATCGGGATCGCGCCGACGCGCTCGAGATGATGGGCGACTCCAGTGGGGCCGAGAAACATCGGGACGCGCACAGCGCGCACGCGGCCGCCGGGGACGCGCACCACCGCATCCGGGTCAACGTGGTCAACGGCGGTGGCCGAAGCCTCGACACGCTGGTCCCGGCCGCGCAGGCCAAGACGGCCGATGCGGAGCGGGTGTCGCAGGCGGCCAACGCCCACATCGCGGCCCCGACGAAGAGCAAGGCCGAGATCGAGCACGACATGGGCCGCAAGGGCGTGGGCTACATGGACCGCATCGAGCCCGTGATCGCCGAGCTGGAGGCGCAGCGGGCAGCGGCTGGGCCGGCGGCCGCCAGCGCGCAGCCGGTCCACCCCGGAGCCGCACCGGCGAAGTGGACGAAGCGCCACGACGAGGGCGGCCGCCCGGTCTACGACTCGCCGAGCGGCCGGGTCATGGTCATCGGCAACCCCAACGGCGTGCACTCGGTCCTGCAGCAGGATCTCGCCAGCGGGCGCTGGGTCGGCGCCTTCGACGGGCCGCGCACCGAGGCGCTGGCCATGGCCGAGCGGATCGAGGTCACGGCGGCGGCGGACACGCCGGAGGCGGCCAAGGCCCGCGAGGCGAAGCTCGTGGCGGCCGAGCGCGAGGCGCGCACCCGGGCCATGCTCGGCACCTCGACGGCCGGCGCGGCCAGGGCGCCGAGCGAGGCCCCCCGCGTGCCGCCACCCGCCCCGGCCCCGGAGGCGCCGGCCGCGCACGCGCTCGGCGTGCAGGTCAGCCGCACGATGGTCGACGGCCGCCTCGCCCAGGCCGCGCACTCCGGCACGAGCTGGACGCCGGACAAGCGCGCCGAGCAGGAGCAGGCCGGGTTCGTCTCGCACATGAACGAGCTCGCGGCCGACCTGACGCGCTACGCGACCACGCCGGAGAAGCGGGCGATCCTCAAGGAAGAGCTGGAACGCTACCGGGACGGCTACCTCAAGCGGCTGCACGCCCGCCTGTCGGCGCAGTCGCGCACGCTCTCGCCGATGATCACCGGGCCGTCCAACTTCCCCACGCGGCGCAACAACAAGGCCAACGAGGTCGAGCGCAAGCGCCTCGACGAGCTCGTGGAGTGGATGAACGGCGCGCGGCGGGCCATCAGGAACAAGATCGACCCGCCCTCGATCTCGTCCGACCGGGACGACGCGCACGCGCAGCTCGTGGCGAAGCTCGACAAGCTCAAGCGCACGCAGGAGACGATGAAGGCGGCCAACGCCATCGTGCGGGCCAAGGGCACGGTCGAGGACAAGGTGCCCAAGCTCGTCGCGCTCGGCATGAGCGAGCGGGGCGCGCGCGCCCTCTTCGAGCCCGACTTCGCCGGCCGCATCGGTTTCCCCGACTACTCGCTCAAGAACAACCTGGCGGAGATCAAGCGTCTCGAGGGGCGCGTCGGCCAGGTGGCGAAGGAAACGAGCACGGCCTCAAGCGAGCACACCTTCGGGGACGTGCGCGTCGAGGACTCGGCCGAGGACAACCGGATCAAGCTCTTCTACCCGGGCAAGCCGGACGCGGACACCATCGCCAAGCTCAAGCGCCACGGCTTCAAGTGGAGCCCGGGCGAGGGCGCGTGGCAGCGGTTCCGCAACGACAACACCCGGGCCGTGCTGCGCTATCACTTCGGCATGGATCTCGGCGGGGCGTCGGCCAGCGGTGAGGGCGAGCCGATGCAGAAGGCCGATCCGGCGCGCGTCGAACGCGCCCGGGCGCGCGCGGTCGAGTCGGGCCTGCTGGCCGGGGCGTGACGTGGCGGATCAGCTCGCCAAGGGCGCGCACTTCCTCGACGAGGACAAGGCCCAGGCGGCGCACGCCCGCGTGGTGGAGCAATACGGGCTCACCGAGGCCAGCGGCGACCGCTACTGGCGCTTGAAGAGCGCGATCTACCGCTCGATGGGGGGCCGCTTCGAGAAGGCCGTGCGCGACCCAGCAACCCGTCAGATCCGGCAGGGAATGCCACCGCTGCCCGACCGCCCGCCGGCCGATCCGATTGCACGCCGCATCCGACACGCGGTGACGCACCACCATCGGGGCGGCGTCGACCTGCACAAGGCGGAGACCGGCGGCACCTTGTTCGCGGGCATCCGGCAGGAAGAGCCTCACCTGTGCGGGCCGGCGGCGGCGCAAACGCTGCTGGCCATGCACGGGATCGGCGTCAAGCAGGCCGACCTCGCTCGCACGATGCGCTCGACGCGCCGGGACGGCACGACGCCGGAGAACGTGCGCGCGGGCCTCGCCGAGAGCGGCCTCGAGGCGCGCATCGTCCAGGGTGCCACGGCGGGCATGGTGCGGGCCTGGGTCCGCCGGGGGATCTTCCCGATCCTCGACATTCAGGCCTGGGGCGACCGGGATCAGACCAACGACGACGCCGGGCACTACGTCGTGGCCATCGCCGAGCAGGGCGACCGCATCGTCCTGGCCGATCCGGCCGGGGAGGCGCCCATGACCCTGACCGATGCCGAGCTGATGGAGCGGTGGCACGACACGGGGCCGACGGGCGACACCCGACAGCTCGCCATCGTGCCCGCCCGGGCGCCGCGCCCGAAGACGGAACCGCTCACGAAGGGGGACGGGCCGGCGCAGCTCGTGCGCGCCGCCTTCGCCCGGCCGCCGCACCCGCTCGGCCCGGCGCCCGCGCGCAACCGGGCCACCTTCCCCTACCAGGGCACGGTGGACTTCCAGGGCCTCAAGATCCGGGTCGAGAACGCGGCGGGCTCGACGCGCCGGGGGACGAGCCCGGACGGAACACCGTGGGAGACGCGCATGCGTGTCCACTACGGCGAGTTCGTGGCCACCGAGGGCGCCGACGGCGACGCGGTGGACTGTTTCGTCGGCCCCGGCCGCTTCGAGCCCTTCGCCTACGTCGTGCACACGCAGGACCCGGCCACGCGCCGCTACGACGAGGACAAGGTCATGCTGGGGTTCGGCTCGCGTGACGAGGCCCTGGCAGTCTTCCGCGCCCACTACACCGGGCGGGGTTTCGTGCAGAGCGTCCGGCGCATGAGCATCGGGGAGTTGCGGGCCTGGCTGGCCGACCCGCAGAATCGCGGCCGGAAGATCAACGGCGGTGACGTGCTGGCCAAGGCCGAAGCATTCCTCGCCCGCGTCCGGTCGGCGGAGCTGTGATGGACATTCTCGAAAAGCTCGGCGAGCTCGCCTTCGACATGCTCGAGCGGCGAGAGGAAGAGCGGATCGCCAAGGCCGCCAGCGGCGGCGGTAGCGGGCTGACGGACGACGGCGACAACCCGGGCGCGGAGCGCAAGCCGAAGGCGAAGATCCGGGGCAAGGGGCCGGCCGGCATCGTCACCGATCCCGATCTCGCGCTGCACAACGCCAGCCGGGGCGGGGACTACGCCGAGCGCCCGACCGGCATCGACCTCGACGTGCTGCGCCGGATGGCTCGCACGCCCCCCATTGCGGCCGTCGGCAACGTGATGTGTGACGGCCTGGCCGAGTTCTGCACCGCGCAGGTGGAACGCTCGCTGCCCGGGCAAGAGATGCGCATGCGGGGCAAGGACCGCCGCTACTCGCCGACGAGGGCCGAGCGGGCGGAGATGGAGCGCATGCAGAAGTTCGTCACGCACTGCGGCTACTACGAGGACGAGGCCGAGCTCGTGAACCGGCCCGATCTCGAGTCCGTGGTGCGCTCGACGTTTTGGGATTCGTTCCGCTTCGACGCGATGTGCTGGCAGATCGAGCCGACGGCGGCGTGGAAGCTCGGCGGCCGCTTCGAGCCGTTCCGCTTCTACCCCTGGCCGGCGCACACGATCCGGCTGGCCATGCCGCCCGAGGACGGATCACGCCTGCCCGACAACGACCTGACGAGCCCCCGCTACGTGCAGGTCGACAAGCACGACAACGTCGTGGCCTCGTTCAACGGGCAGCAGATGATGTTCGGCGTCATGCACCCGCTGACCGACATCGAGAACGCGGGTTACGGGTACAGCGTGCTCGAGCAGTTGATCGACGTGCTCGCCGCCTGGCTGTACGGCTACGGTTACAACAAAGCCTACTTCAAGCAGGGCGCCAACGTGCGCGGCGTCCTGCACTTCGAGACCGAGCCGCCGAAGGAACAGCAGCGGCGTTTCGAGCGGTACTTCCACGCCCTGATCGCCGGGGTGGGCAACGCGCACAAGGTGCCAATCGCCTGGGGTGGCAAGGCGCAGTGGCTCGGCCTGGGAGCGAACAACCGCGAGATGGAGTTCTCGCAGTGGCTCGACTTCCTGAACAAGATCCTCTGCGCGATCTGCGGCATCGACCCCGTGGAGATGAATTTCGTCTACGGGAACAGCGGGCAGACGGCCAGCATCGGCGGCCAGCAGAACGCCACCGACAGAATCCAGGCCTCGCGCGCCCGCTGGCTGCGGCCCCGGGTGCGCGCGCTCTTCAAGTGGATCAACCGCTGGATCGTCGCCCCGCTGCGGCCGGAGATGGAGCTCGTGCCCACCGGCATCGACGAGAAGAGCGAACAGGCCGAGCGCGAGCGCAATCAGGCGCTCGTGAAGACCACGCACTACGTCGACGAGGTGCGGGCCATGATGGGCGACAAGCCGCTGCCCAACGGCGAGGGGCAGGTCATCCTCGACTCGACCTGGCTGCAGTTCAAGCAGGCCAAGGACGCACCGCCGGAGGGGGCCGACGGCGCGGGTGGCGCGGCCGCCGTGCCGCCGGACGAGGCCGACGAAGCGGCCGCCAAGCTGCTCGGCGGCAAGGGCGAGCCGGGCCAGGAGGACGGCCAGGAGGCCGCCGACGCGGCCGAGGCGCCCGCCGAGCCCGCCCGGTCTGGCCGGGGCCGTGGCGGGGCCGGGAAGGCCGGGCGCGGCTCCGATCTGTTCGACACGTCGCTGATCAAGGCCGAGCCCGCTTCACACACGAGCGCGGCCCGTGATACACGGTGGACGGCCACCATCAACCTGTGAGGGGGAACCTCCGATGAGTCTCGCGAAGCGCAATGGCACCCCGTCCGACCTCGCCGCCCAGGGCACCCTGGACGACGCCCGGATCAAGACGTTCGACATCGCCGTCCAGGCGCCGACGGTCGCGACCTTCGGCTTCTGGAAGGCCCCGTGCTCCGGGCGCGTGCTGCGCATCGAAGGCCGCCTCAAGGTGGCCGCGAGCGGCGACGGCGCGGGCGGAAACCTGACCTGCAACGTCCGCAAGGGCGGGGCCACGATCCAGTCGGCGGTCATGACGTTCGCGCAGGCGGACGGCGACAACAACGACGAGGTCGCCGGGCTCAAGACCGACCACGCCGACTACGAGGCGGCCGAGAAGGCGATCAAGTTCAACAGCGGCGACGTGTTCGACCTGAACGTGGCCGCGATCCAGGCGGGCGCCACCCCGGCGACCGGCCTGATCGTGCAGGTGACGATCCTCGTGTGACCGTCGGCCGGCCTCGCGCCGGCCATGGGGGGTGAACGGTGGCGATCCTGACGGTGCTCGGCATCGATCTCGGCCTGAACCCGCAGCAGTTCGGGACGGCGGACACCTCCGCCGTCCGGCGCGGTGTCATCGCCAGCCGGGAGGTGCGGATCTCCGACTCGACCCTGAACCGGGCGAGCGCGCACCCGCAGGTCGAGGTCGCAGCCGGGCAGACGGTGCAGATCGGCATCGGCTCGATCAGCTCGCCGAAGCTGCTCTACATCGAGACCGACCGCGAGGTGCAGGTGCGCACCAGCGCCGTCGACGGCGAGGCCACGACCGTTGCCCCGTTGTCCAGCGGCGCCCCGGGCATCCTGCTCAAGACGGGCGCCTTCGCCGGTGTGTGGATCACCAACCCCGGCGCCAACCCGGCCGTGCTGGCCGTCGCGGTGGCCGGCCTCGAGACGTAAGGCCTCGGCCGTGCTGGTCGAGATCCGAGAGGCCCGGCCGGGCGAGGTCGTGCGCAAGCTGCCCGGCCTCGTCGAGGCGCTGCTCAAGAGCGACCCGGAGGCCGACGACGAGCTGATCAAGGCCGTGGTCGGGCGTCTGCAACCGGACGCACACGAGCACACGGCGGACGAACCGGCGGCCGAACGATACTGGCGCTGGCAGGTCGGCGCGCGGCTGGCCCAGGCCGGCCGGGAGGCCTTCAACCGCCGCTACGCCCGGATCGCCGCGCGCCTGACCGCCGAGGTGTTCGGCGAGGACGAGCTCGTCAAGGCGTGGTCGGCGCGCGGCATGTGGGGGTCCGTGGCCGGCGCCTTCGGGCGCCTGCGCGCCACCCTGACCGAGCGCCTGGCCCGCCTGCGCGGCATCGTCTCCGACGAGCACAAGGCCCTCGCGGTCGAGCTCTACGGGCCGGACGCGGTCGACGGGGCGACGCTCGAGCGGCTGCGGCAGGACGGCACGATCTCCGACGCCGACATGGAGACCGCCGGCCAGCTCGGCATCCTGGGCGGGGCCAGCGAGATCGGCTCGGTCCTGGCCGACGACGAGAGCGCCGACGATCTGAGCGTGCCGGAGGCCCGCCAGCTCGCCGAGCAGCTTGCGTTCGACTTCGGCGCGCCGGCCGAGCCGCCGCCCCCGGCCGACCCGCCGCCCGCCGCACCTCCGCCGGACGAACCGCCGGCAGGGGGCGGGGAGCCCCCGCCAGAGCCGCCACCGGCCCCTCCGTCGCCCGCTGGTGGCGAGGACACGCCCCGGCCGACCCTGCGGCAGGAAGCGGCCGAGCAGGCCCGCACGCGGGGCGCGCAGCGCGTGGTCGGCCTGGGGAACACGGTCGGCGACGATCTGGCCACGCTCACCATCGACAGCGAGGGCGAGCTCGCGCAGGAGCGGCGCCGCCGGATCGCGCAGGCCGTGGGCGAGGGCATCGCCGCCGGGGAGTCGCGCAACGAGATCCGCCGCCGCGTCGTGGCCGCGCTCGAGGGCGACTACGCGCGCGACATCGACCGGATCGTGGACACCGAGACGCACACGGCCATGCAGCAGGCCTGGGCGGACCGCACGCTCGAGCGGTTCGGCAAGGACGCGCTCGTCGCCGTCGTGCCGTCCCCCTCCGCCTGCGCGGCCTGCATGCGCCTCTACACCGAGGGCGGGGTGCCCCGGATCTTCCGCCTGGCCGAGCTGCCGGCGTCGTCGGTGAACTTCCGGCGCAAGAGCGCCGACCGGGTGGCCTGCCTGCCCCCGCTGCACCCTTGGTGCGGCTGCCACCTCGTGCGGGTGCCCGCCGGGTGGACCATCGACAAGGCCGGGATCGTGATGCCGCCCAAGCGGCCGACCGGCACCGAGAATCCGCCGCCGTCGGGCGGCGAACCGCTGATCAAGGCCGAGCTGCCCGCTCGGCCGTCTGCACGGTGGTCCTGGGGCCGCCGCTTCGAGCGCGAGGGAAGCTGATGAACGCCGCATTCTCGTGGGGGGGACGCTTCAAGGGCCGGCCGGGGCTGGCTTTCACCATGCCGGTCTGCGACGACGAGCTGCGCAAGAGCATGCTCGAGGACGGAACCTCGCTGGTGCGGCTCGTGCCGCTGCCCCCCGTGCTCGGCGCCTTCCTGTGGGCCGGCCAGTCGTCGCAGCTCGTGAAGGGCGCGACGCACAAGTACATTCGCAAGGTGCCGGACGGCAAAGGCGGGTGGCGCTACTTCTACGCCGTGACCGGCGGCAAGGGGCTCGGCCACGAGGACGAGGTGCAGGTCGGCAGCGCGTTCAAGCTGGCCCACAACGGGCAGGCCGGGCACTTCCACGTCACCGGCCGGGACGCCAACGGCAAGCTCACGGTCAAGCACGACGAGAGCGGGCACACCGAGAGCCTGGACCCGGCGGTGTTCGTGGCCATGCTGCACCGGGAGCACGCCAGCGCCATCGACGAGCACACGAAGCGTCTGGCGGCGTCGCTCAAGGCCGCGCGCGAGCACGGCACCGCGCGTCACGTCTCGCGCCTTGAGGGCGAGGCCGGGCGCTACGCCCACACCCGCCACCTCGTCGGCGGCGAGGACAAGCCGAGCAAGGCCGGCACGGAGGTGGCGGTGCGCAAGCCGGCAGCACCGGCGAAGGGGAAAACTACGGGTGGCCGCGAGCTGGCGACGACGCGCGCGACACCTGCGACCAAGCTGCCGTTTGGGCTCGACCCGAACCGAGATCCCATTGTGCAAATGGGGCAAGACCTGATGCACGTCATGGGGCTCGACTGGTATCCGAGCGAGGCCAGCACCGCCGAGATCGTGCGTCTACACCGGCAGCATTTTCCCGGCCGGTATCAGAGCGACGCCCAGGCAGGCCATCACCTTGCCACAGCGCGCGGACACCTCGAGGACGCCCGCGCCAAGGCCAAGGCCGGGGACAAGGCCGGCGCCCAGGCGGAGATGAAGGCCGCCGAGGCCCATGCGGCGGCCGTGCGGGCGCACAAGGAAGGCGGGGACACCGAGAAGGCGGCCAAGGCCGCCGAGGCCGCCACGCAGGCCGCCGGAGGCCCGCCGGAGCACAAGCGCGCCGTGCCCGATCAGGTCACGGGCGACGAGCAGCGTCAGCGCGAGGAAGCGGCCCGGAAGAGCGCGGACAAGCGGCGCGGGACGGGCAAGCCCGACCAGGGCGCGCCCGTGGCCGCCGGGGACGTGAAGGTCGGCGAGCGCGTCGTGGACGGCAAGGGCCGCACATGGGAGCGCACCAGCACGGCCTGGCGCGGGGTGAAGCCAGACGGCTCGCCCACGGGCGACGTGCAGACCGACAAGGGCATCGGGCGCGAGACGCTGCGCCGGGCCATGCACAACGACGGGGACCGCGCGGTCGCGGTCGATGCGATCCACCGTGCGGCCGGCGAGGCCCACGCCCGGGGGGACATCGAAGAGCGCAACCGTCTGCAGGACGAGGCCGCCAACCTCATGCCGTCCACGGCCAGCGGGCAGCCGATCCCCCCGGCGGACGCCACGCCGGAAGAGCGTCAGGCGCACGCGGCCGACTTCGGGGCGCGCGACCACGCCGACGCCGCCACGCACCACGCGCAGGCCGCCCGGGCGGCCGAGGCGGCCGGGAACGAGCAGGCGGCCGACCAGCATCAGGCCGCCGCCGACGAGCACCGGCACGCAGCCGTCGAGGCGATCCAGCAGGGCCAGATCCACGGGCCGAACACGCTGGCCCTGGAGGACGGCAAGGCCCTGCCGCCCCACGACGCGCCGAAGGCCGCCTGGGACAAGGCCACCGCCGGTTTCAGCGCGGCCGACCACGACGAGGCCGCCGCCCTGCACCGGGCCAAGGCCTTCGAGGCCGCCGGCCACGACGCGGCCACGTTCGACAAGGACAAGATCGATCAGCACCGCGCAGCCGCAGCTCGGCACGCGCAGGCGGCCGAAGCCATGACCACGCAGCCGGGCAGCGACCGCAGCGCCTCGCACACGAAGCTCGAGCCGCACGAGCGGGACATGCTGCGCGATTTCGTCGAGAACACCGTCTCGCACCGCCTGGCCGACCTGCAGCAGGGCCTCAAGGAAGAGCAGCGGTTCGGGGGCATGTCGATCTACCGGACGAAGAACGGCCGGACGTTCGCCGCGCCCACCGACGCCAACGCGCACCAGATCGTGCAGGCCTGGATGAAAGAGATGCTGCACGAGGCCATGCCGACCATGCCGGACGACATCGCCGAGAAACACGGGTTCCCCGAGGACGACCGACCCGGCGTGACCGCTGGCATGGAGCGCGTGCTCGCCCGCGCCCTGCGCGAGCGGGCCACCTCGGCCGTGGTCGGCCAGGTGCAGCGGCTCAACAATGAGGCCCTGGCCGCCCTGCCGCCCGCCAAGGGGTCGAACGGGTGGAAGGCGATGATCGAGCGCGCCACGCAGCAGCAGGCGGGCATGACGGCCGGCCGCGAGGCCCGGGGCGCCAAGGCCGAGAAGTACATCGACGGGCTCACGAACAAGGCCGAGAAGACCTACGCGCTGGCCGTCGGCATCGCCATCATGCACGGCGGGCAGATCACGCTCCCGAGAGGCAAGGCCGGCCAGCCGGCGGCGGATCTGCCCAACGACGTGAAGATGCGCCTGCGGCGCGAGATCGCGCAGGCCATGGGCCACAGCGGTCAGGGCGCGGCCCCGGTCGAGATCGCCGAGACGCGCACGGACGCACCCCAGCCGAAGAGCCTGCACGAGGCCGCCCGGGCTGGCATGGCCCCGCCCGTCGAGGCCACCGTGGGCGCCCGCCGGGCGCAGGAAGCGGCCACGCAGGCCAACGCGCCCGCACAGGCCGACGACAGCAGCGCCACGAACACACCGCAGAAAAAACGGGGTGGCAAAGCCGCGAAGGCGCCACCTGGCAAGTTGCCACGCGACATGAACGAGGCCGAGTTGCGGGCCGAGATGCAGAAGCGGCTCGGCGATCACCCGAGCGAGCGGGTGCAGCACCACGTCAAGAAGTTCGGCGAGGCCCTGGACAACGGACGAGACGGCTCATTTGACGGCGGAAAAGACCTGAACAATTCCACCGTCCGGTATCACTGGGACATGGCCCACAACGAGGCCATCGACGCGGAGCGCAAGGCGAAAGGCGAGAAAACCGCGGCCGAGCGAGCGGCCGAGCCGGCCGATGCAGGCCTGGACTGGAAACAGCGGTCGATCCCGGTCGGTATGGCGAGAGAGATCGCCGAGCGCCACGAGCAAGCCGCGCGTGACATGCGAGCCGCTGGCGATCACAAGGCGGCCGCCCTGTACGCCACGGCTGGCCGGGCGGCGCGGGCCGTCCACCGCGACTCCAACAGCGCGGACGCGCACAACACCTACCGCGAAGCGTTCAAGGCGGTGAAGGACCACGAGAACGCGCAGATGGAAGCCGGCGAGAAGGCTTACAGAGAGCAGCAGGCCGCCAAGGGACAGCGGGGAAAAGGTGACGCCACCGGCGCGGTCTCCGAGAACGCGGCCGGTGGCGACGACGCGGCGCACGTCAAGAGCCAGGCCGAGCAGGCGAAGACCCGTCACGAGGACATGCACGAGGCCCACGTCGAGGCCGAGAAGGCCGCCCGGGCGCGGGGGGATGTGCAGGCGGCCACACGCCACCGGGACGCCGCCGAGGGGCATGCGGTGGCCGCGTACCACCACGGCAACGTCGCCGCCGGCCATGCGAACGCCTCGACCGGGCGCGCGGCCATGGAGAGCTCGCGCGCGAACGAGGCGACGGCAAAGGCGGGCGATCCGAAGGCCGCGACGGCGCCCGCCGCCACGCAGGTCACGCCGCCCGCTGCGCCTGATGCGCCCGCACAGCAGGCGGCCAGCGCCGGAGCGGTGGCCGAGCCGCCATCACACCGCTACACGCCCCCGGACGGGAAGTTCGGGACGGCCACGATCAAGGCCGACAAGCACCCGGTCACGGGCGCGGACACGCACGTCGTCACCCTGGGGCACCGGCTGGGCGATCAGCACTTCCCGGTCGCGTCTGCCCGGGCGCGCGAGCTCGGCGGCGCCTACGTGCGTCGGGTCGGCTTCTCGTTCCCTGAGCGGAGCGCGGCGGAGCGGTTCGCCGCCGAACACCAGCACCCCGCACAGCAGCAGCAGCCCCCGGAGGGCATGCCGAAGAGCCGGCGCGACCTGGCCGAAGAGCACATGGCAGCGGCCAAGCGGCACAACGCCGAGTCGTTGAAGGCGATGGAGGCGGGGAACAAGGATCTCTCCAAGTTGCACGCCTCCGCCGCGCTCGCGCACAGCCGGGCCGAGAGCGCGGCCCGCACTGGCCGCCCCGACATCATGGACCACGTCGAGGCCGCTCACGCGGCCACGAAGGCCACGCAGCAGGCCAGCGGCGAGGCCCCGAAGGTCGAGGCCGCGCCGAAGTCCGCGCCGACCATGCCGACCGCGCCCATTGCCCCGGGGCAGGGCGAGGCCACGGCCGGGAACGTCCAGAAGTACGAGAGCGCGCTCAAAGCCGCATACGAGTTCGCCCACGCGGTCAAGAACAAGACCGATCCGCACGAAGCGGGCGCGCTGCGGGGGCGTGCCGCCAGCATGATTCAGGACTTCGAGAACGCGGGGACACGCCTGGACTACAAGAACAGGCCCCGCCACCAGCAGCAGGCCGGCGCGCTCAAGAAGTACCTGGCCCGCCTCGACGAGTACGCGCACGGTCTGGCCGACGCCACGCACGGCAAGGACGGCCACGACGCCGAGGCCTTCGAGAAGTTCGCCCAGGGCCAGGGCTCGCGCGGCGTGCTCGAGAGCGCCGTCTCCGGCGCGATCAGCAAGAGCGGCAAGGTGCTCGACCTGCCCGGACACGTCCGGCAGCACGTCGGCAACGTGCCGCTCGAGGCGGGGGTGAAAGCCCTGGTCGAGGCGACGAAGAGGTCCGGCTACGACATGGCCGCCGGGCCGAAGCGCGTCGCCCACGCGCTCGGCGAGACCGGGACGAAGCTCAGTACGAACCTGCACGACATGCCCCTCGAGGTGGTGCAGAAGCTCGCCACCGGGGCGCCCGACTCCCAGGGCCGCTACACCATGGGGGACGCCAACAACGAGCTCGCCGCGCGGCACGCCACCGCCAGCGCGCTCGGCGTCCCGGTCGAGCAGGTGCAGCCCAAGCACGGCGTCGGGACGAGCAAGCAGGCGCTCACCGAGGGGATCGAGGCCCTGCGCGACAAGGCCGGCAGCGGCGACCACCGGCTCACCGGAGATGCGTACACCGAGCTCTCCAGACGCGACCGGATCTCGCAGGCCATGGGGCACGGGCCGCTCGACGAGCTGGCCGAGGGCGGCAAGGCCGATCCGGTGTGGTCTGCGCCCGTGGTCGAGCACGCGGACGGCCGCCGCTTCCTCAAGCGTGACGGCAAGTGGCACGAGGTCGGCCAGGATGGCCGGGTGGCCCAGTTCGGCCGCTCTCGTGGCGAGATCGAGAAGGCCGGGCGCGGCCAGTTCCGCGCGGCCACGTCGAGCCCCGACGACATGCACAACATGACCGTGTCGGCCATGCTCGACAAGATCCGCTACAGCGGCCGGAAGGGGGCGTCGAGCCCCGACTGGGACGTGGCGCGCGAGCTGCGCGCGGCCGTGGCGCACCACAACGGCGGCGCGGACGGCAAGCCGATCAAGTCGGGCACGGGCGAGCTCCCCTTCGAGCACGTCGCGCGTGCGTCGGCCATGTACGACTCGCACATGGCCGACGGGAACAAGCTGAACCTGCACGAGGCCATGACCGACGCGCAGCTCAAGCAGGTGGTAGGGGCCGGCGCCGACCACAACGACACGCACAAGAACGAGCTGGAGGCTCGGCGGCTCGGCAACGCGCCGCTCGAGCCGGAGAAGAAAAGCACCACGCCGAAGGGCGGCGAGAAGGCCGTGAACTACGAGCAGGTCGGCAGCATGCTCGTGGCCAAGCACCCGAACGGCTGGGGCGTCTGGCAGGACAACGGCAAGCCCACCGAGATCATCGCCGGCACGAGGAACGAGGCCTTGCACGCGGCGGCCGACCTGCACGAGCGCACGAAGGCGGGCGGGGCGGGCGGCTTCGAGGCCGCCCGCGACGAGGTCAAGCAGCGGCTCGAGAACGGCATCCACGCCCGCGCGGCGGCCGTCCGGGCCGGCCGCTCGGCCGCCGGGAACACCCAGGCCGCCGTGGACGCCCTGCACGCCCTGCACGCGGCCGCACCGAAGGGGGTGCGCACCGCCGTGGGGGACGCCAAGGGGAACAAGACGACGAAGGTGCTCACCCCGGATCAGGCCCGCCGCCGGCTCGGCACCTTCGCCAGCCAGGAAGAGAGCCGCCCGAACCTGAACGGCTACTACGTGGACCCCAAGACAAACACGGGGATCGCCACCGACGGGCACCGCCTGGCGATGATTCCGGTGCAGGGCCACGACGTTCAGGGCGAGGGGAAGACCGAGGGGGCCATCTACCGCCATCAGGACCCCAAGGGGCACGCGCAGAGCCGCGAGAAGTACGCGGCGATGCACGAGCCGGAGAGGCGCGACGCGGCGCGCGAGACCTGGGACCGCTCCTACGGCGCTGGCTCCAAGGTCGAGGTCATGGACACGCAGCCCGGCCCGACCCAGGGCAAGCAGGTGCCCGCCGCCTTCCCCGACTACACGAGCGTCATCCCGCGCAGCGGCACGACCGACTACCTCGACACCGACCACGTCCGCCAGGCGCTCGACCACGCCGACACCCTGATGCGGGGCACCGGCACCGGAGCGGTGACCATCGAGCGCAAGAACGGCGAGGTGCTGCTCACCGCGCACAACCGCGACAGCGCGCACGGGCCGGTCACGGTCAAGCTCGGCGACACGCAGCACCCGGACGGCAAGGTCGCGGTCAAGGCGAGCTACCTGCGCGACACGCTCACCGGGGCCAAGGGCGGCACGTTCGGCTTGACCACGAACGAATCGCTCTCGCCGATGCTCGTCGAGCGGCACGACGGGGAACGTCACGTCGTGATGCCCATGCGGCTGTGAGCGACCTGTGAGAAGCTGCCCCTGGTGAGTGACACCCCGGCCATTCGCTGCCCGCACTGCGGGGCGCACTTCTCACACGCCGTCGACGGCAAGGTGAAGCTGCGCGTGCGTCTCATCGCCTTCGGTCCGGACGGCCGGGGCGAGGTGCATTGCTCGAGCTGCGGGCGCGACGTGCCGCTGCCGGTCACGCTCGGCGAGACGCACCGACCGAAGACACCGTCGCCCCGGGCGCGGCCACCCGTGCGGTTCGTCCTGCCGAAGGGCTTGACAGCGCGGTCGGGCTCCACATAGCGTCGAGCCTCGACAAGCGCGACGTGCGCAACTGAGGTGGCCTAGTCCTGACGGGACACGAGAGGCGGCCGGGTTTCGACCCGAGCCGCCTTTTTGCGTTTTGGGGGTCCGGTGTTTCGAGGGGGAGCGAGCAACAGCGCGAGGGCAACGGCGGCCGAAGGCGGCTGCGCGGTCCTGCACGCCTGGATGCCCTTCGAGGCCTTCGAGAAGGCCGGCGCCCCGGACGCCAAGCGCCTGCGCATCCGGGGCGTGATCAGCACCGAGCACCGCGACCGCCACGGCGAGCTCGTCAAGCAGGACGGCCTCGACTTCGGCCCGATCCTGGCCGGTTACGGCTGGCTGAACGACGGCCACGACCCGCGCAGCGGCGCCGAGCTCGGCATTCCCGAACGGATCTACCGCCTGACCGTGCCCGGTCCGGACGGACGGCCGATCAAGGCGACCGGCATGGAGGGCTACCTGCTCGACACGCCGCGCGGGCGGGCCATTTGGGAGAACAGCCGGGCGCTCAAGGGCACCGGCCGCTCGATGGGCTTCTCGGTCGAGGGCGGAGTGCTCGAGCGGGCGTGCGGCTGCAACGCCAAGAACCCGCGCGAGTTCTGCGTCAACCCCACCCTGCACAAGGACGTGGAAAAGGCGCTGGTCAAGCAGATCGCCATCACGCGCCTGCCCGTCAACCCGCACACCTCGCTCGAGGTGCTGGCGAAGAGCCTGGACGCCCACCAGCGCCTCGTGCTGGCCAAGGCCATGAGCGTCGGCTACCCCACGCAGGCGCCAGGCATGGGCGCCCCGGGCGACCTCGCGCCCACCGTGCCGCAGGGGTGGACCCGGCCCACGGTGCAGAGCTTCAACGGCATCCCGTTCGACTGGGAGGCCTTCAACAGGACCGGATCGTCCAAGGCGGCCGTTCGCGCGGGCCGTGGCGGACGCACTCTCACCAAGGGCGAGGCGGAGGCGGTGATCCGCGCCCGGCTCCCCGACGCCTCGCCCGCGCAGGTGCGGGCCATGCTCGACCGCGCGGCGATCTGACAGACGGAAGGGACACCCGATGCGCAAAGTTCACTCGATGCTGCTCGCGAAGGCCAAGGGGGGCGACAAGCACGCTTTCGCCTGCCTCAAGTCGATGGCCGAGGACGACGACGACGACGACGCCCGCGCGGCTCTCTCCGAGCTCGACCCGGGGAACGACGGCAACGGTGCCGATCCGGAGGACGACCTCGACAAGGCCGAGCAGGGCAACCTCTTCGACCTCGACGTGCTCGACCGCGAGCTGCGCGCTCTCGAGCCGTTCGCCAAGGGCGAGGGCGGGCCGGATGTGCCCTCCGCCGCCGACGTGCTCGGCGGCCAGCCCGAGATCCAGGCGGCGGCGGCGCTCGACGCGGGCGATTTCGTCAAGGCGATGGTCGAGGGCAACGTCCAGGCCCTCGACCGCCTGGGCGACGGCATCCTGTGGAATGCCAGCGCCACCGAGGCCCTGGCCAAGAGCCATGTTGCGCAGGGCGAGCTCCTGCACCGCCAGGCCGAGGTCATCAGCGGGCTCAAGAACAGCATGGACATCCTGCTCAAGGCCCTGACCACGCGCGGGGCCGGCCTCGTGGGCGCGCAGACGCCCGAACAGCTCGCCCGCCTGACGGCCGCCCGTCGCGCCCCCGTGGGCGGTGGCGGCGGCACGCCGCCCGCGCAGCGTCCGGCCGGCGGCAAGCCGGGCGAGAAGGACGACCTGCAGAAGTCGTTGCGCGCCTGGCGCGGGGCGGAGACGCGCGAGGACGTGCTCGGCCAGATCAACGACGCCCTGGAAGACCTCACCGTCGGCAACATCGACAAGGCCAAGAACCTGCTGGCGAGCCGCCAGAAGTAAGTCACCGACCACCCCGCCGGCCGAGGGGTTGGCGGTCAGACAACGCGCGGCCCGGCCGTGCACATAGAGGGGGTTTCAGAAAATGGACGTGGCGCTCCCCAGCGACATCTTCGGCGGCGCGGCGGAAATCTCGGCCGGCGACGTGGCCAGCGCGCTCGGCTACGGCGGGGTCAACGACCTGCTCAAGGCCATGACCGTCGGCGACCAGTTCCCGGCCGCCATCGGCGAGCTGTCGCCCGGCGCCCTCATGGCGACCGTGCCGCAGGATCTCGACGACGTGCTGCACAACGCGAGCTTCGGCGACCGGCAGATCATCCTGCAGAAGATGCTGAAGACGGACAAGGTCTGGTCCACCGTGCACCAGTACGTCCGCAAGCACTCGCCGGGCTCGGCGGGCAAGCGGTTCATGTTCCACCGCGAGGGCGGCCTGCCGGTCGAGAGCGACAGCACCTACTCGCTCGAGTCGCTGGCGATGAAGTACCTCGGCGCCGTCCGCCGCCTGCCCATCCAGGCCCGGCTGGTCAAGTCGGTGGCCGGCGACGCGGTCAAGAACCAGAACAAGGACGGCGCGCTCGAGATCCTGGCGGCCCTGGAGTGGCACCTGTTCTACGGGAACGCCGCCACCAACCCGCTCGCCTTCGACGGGATCAAGACGATCATGAAGCGCGAGGGCATCCTGCTCGACGCGCGCGCCGCGCAGCCCTCCGAGAGCCTGCTCGACGAGGCGATGAGCCGGGTGTGCGAGCGGCCCAACTGGGGCTACCCGACGCACCTGCTCTCCAGCTCGGCCGTGAACCGGACGCTGCGGCAGACCTACGCCTCGCGCATCCGGGCCATGATGGGCGACAAGTTCCACCCGAACTACAAGCTCACGGGCATGGTCTACGACCACAACGTCGACGGCGACGAGGTCAAGATCATCAAGCACCCGCTCGTGCTCGAGGAATCCGGCCTGCCGGACGAGCGCGGCGCCGGCCCGGACCCGTCGAGCCGCCCGGTCGAGCCGATCATCGTGGCCCAGCCCTCGTCGGGCGCGGCCGGGGCCAACCGCTCCGACTTCGTGGCCAACGACGCCGGGGCCTACTACTACCGGATCGTCGCCCTCAACGGCGCGGGCATGTCCAAGCCGGTGACCACCGACGCGGTCAACGCCGTGGCCGGCCAAGTCATCAGCATCACCCTGCGCGACGGCGCGGTGCCGGGGAGCAAGCAGGCCGCCACGGCCTTCATGATCTACCGGACCGAGAAGGGCGGCGCGGCCACGACCGCGAAGTACATCACCGAGGTGGCGGTCGCGGCCAACAACGCCGACACGATCTTCATCGACGGCAACGGCGACCTGCCGGGTTGCTCCGACATTTTCATCCTGTCGAACGACCCGGAGGCCATCGAGATCAAGCAGCTCCTGCCGTTCTTCAACTTCCCGCTCGGCAACATGGACACCAGCTACCGCTGGGCGCTGCTGCTCTTCCTGGCCCTCAAGATCGCCCTGCCCCGCAAGCACTGCGTGATCAAGAACGTCCGGCCCGACTCGCAGCTCGTGCAGCTCATCGGCGCCAGCGATCAGAGCAGCCCGCAGCAGCACGTCTAACCGACGGCTGTTGCTCCTGACGCGGGCGGCCGGTCGTCGCCCTCATGGAGCCCCCCACCATGATGTTTCGCGCCCTTCACGAGCACGTCCGTGGACGGATGCAGGCCTGCAACCCGGTCACGGGCGAGGCCCGCGTCTTCGATGTCGTGCCCGCCTTCGACAACCAGAACCTGGGCGAGGTCTTTGGCCTCAACGAGGCATGGGCCGACTACTTCCGGGCCTGCGGGGACTGGAAGGTCGAGCCCGACGCCACGAAGCGGGCCGGGAGTGACGACGGCGGGGGCGCTCCTGCGGGGGGCCGGGGGGCGCCCCCGCCCGAGTCGGTCGAGGGCGGGGTCGGCGCGCCTGGCGAGGCCACCGATGCCCCGCCCGCGTCCGGAGGCGAGGAAGCCGAAGGTGGCGACGCGGAGGCGGGCGCCCGGGGCCGCAGCGGCGCGCGGAGGGGGCGGTAACCGATGGCTCTCTCTCCTGCCGAGATCCTGCGCGCCCTGAGCCGTGAGGCGCAGGCGGTCGTCCGCAACGAGCTGACCCGGGCCTTCTCTCGGTTCTCCAACGCGCTGCACGTCGTGACCGGCACGGGCTTCCCCGCCTACACGAAGGGCGATCCGTTCCGAAACGACGACAGCCGCGAGCCGCTGTTCGCGCTGGCGGTGTCGGCCGCCAACGCCGTTCCGGCCACTGAGGGCCTGGGGTTCGACTGCCAGGCCTTCGGCGCCGTCCGGATCCACTGGCGGAACACCAACGGCGGCACGCGCACCAGCCTCGACTTCGACGTGTGGGCGGAGACCCGGCTCGGATGGGTCCTGCTCGACGGCGAGAGCAAGGACGACCTGGCCGAAAAGCGGGAGGTCCGGATCGCCAGCGCCGGCTACCGGCGCATCTACATTCGCGTCAGCGCGCTCAACGGCGGCGCGGGCGAGGCCACCGTCTACGTGGGCGGGGAGCCCTGACGGTGCGCCGGCTGAACCCGCCACCGGCGGTATCCGCTGGCGGCGGGTACGAGGTCAAGCGCCTCACCGTCGCCACGAACGGGCAGACGGATTTCGAGATCGGCGCGGTGGCTGTGGACGGCACGGGCGATCCTCTCGTCCTGGCCGTCACGATCATCCTGCCCGGCGGTGCCAGCTACCCGGCGAGCCGGGCCGACTGGCAGATCGACGGCACGACCTTCCGGTGGGGGAGTTCCACGCCCCTGGTGGCCGGCTACTTCATCGACGTGAACTACGCTCCGGCCTGACGCCGGTCCGACGCCCGCCGGGTGAGCGCGGGACCAACGAACACGACCCAGGGGGAAGAAATGCTCGCGCAGCGATTCATCGAGAACAACGACAAGCTCGTCCAGATCAACCAGGGCAACACCTACACGACGGGTGCCCAGGACTTCACGGGGGCCGATTCCGTGTCCGTCCCCACGCCCTCGTCGAGCGCGCACGCCACGACGAAGAGCTACGTGGACACCGAGATCGCGAACGCGGTCGTGAAGAACCGGCCGTGGAAGGAGACCTTGCTCTCGGCCTCCCAGCTC